CGCCCTGATTTTAAAGAGCGTGTACCGCTCCCTGCAGGTGTGACAGACTGGACGTTTTTCTTGTCACCCTGAAACTTATTAGGCAATTCTCTACGCATACGTTTATCAATCTCTGCGTAGTATTCATCAGTACGAGGATCAAAACCCTCTTCTGCAACAAGAGTTTCATGCAATGCACGAGCAGCTCCTGTCATTATACTGTCTTTGCCAAACCATGTGTTTTTAGATAACCAAGCCTCTAATTTAGGATCTCTCTCCTGTTGTGGCTGTGGTTGTGCTTGTGGTTGTGCCTGCTGTGGCACTTCAGCTTGTTGCGCATCTTGCTCTGATCGAGCTTTTTGTAAGCGTAGACGTTCTTTTTCAATAGCAATTTGAGCTATAGCTGATTGTGCATCTGCAACTTTTTCATAATCACCCGCTTCGTGAGCTTCTGCCAAAGCACGTTTGGCTTGAGCCTCTTGAGAAGTAATACGACCCTCATATTCAGATACATAACCTTTATCTATTGTTTTTAGACGCTTCTTTATGTCCTCATTTTCACTTTGGACTTGCTGAATATACTGAATAGCAGCGGCAGCCTCTTCTTCAGCTTTTCTTCGAGCAGCAGTTAATTTGTTTATTCTTTTCTGAACACCCTCACTGTATTGATCAAGTTCATCTTCCCCATCATCTTGAACATCTGTTTGAGTTTCTTTATCTTCTTGCAATTCTACTGTTTTAGAATCTTCCACAACTTCTTCAGTAGAGGTATCCTCTAACTCTACAGATGTTGTTTCTTCAATTTCTTGTTGTTGAGCTTCTGCCTGCATAAAACCTCGTCTCCTCTATTACCTTATACATACGAAATATCTTTCGGGTCAAGGATTGTTGCTATAATATTATCATCATTTATTATACGAACCTCTAATCCCTCTACTTTAAACCTATTTCCAGCATATCTTCCTATAAGAACCCAATCTTTCTCAGAACACCATGCACCGTTTGGGAACTTTTGGGAATCTTGGTATGCATCTGGACCTAGTTTGACGACATATGCGGCAACCGTTGCAAACGCTTCTCTATCTCTAACCTGGTCTGGAATATATAAACCACTTTTTGTTTTCTCGCTTGGATAATACGGAATAATTAATATTCTATATCCGGTGGGTTGTGGTAGTCTTTCTAATGCAGAAGTCTCCATTTCAGACGGATCATCTTCGTTTTTACTTTTAGGTTGATTATCTCGAAAGCCTGTTTTTATAGCTTTTTTAGCTACATGATCAGGCACATAAAGTTTTTTATTCATCTGCTAACTCAATATTTTTCATTGCTTTTTTAATAGTATCTTCCATAAAAGCTAAACCCTTAATTTGACCAGTGGCAAATTTGTATTCATCGAAAGATCCAATATTACCAGTTTCCAAAGAAACCTTAATATCTTCACGCCTTTGACGTAATTCTTTGTACAAATATTCAGCTAGGTTTATTGCGTCCATAGATTGTCTCCCACTAAATCTTTATACGATTTAAAGGAAAAAACAAGTATGTATCCCAATATATTTTAATTTATAGGTAAAAGGGGGCTAATGCCCCCTAATTAAGCTACGTCATCCAGTAATGCACAAACAATTACTTGTGCGGTAGAAGCAGAAGAAATCGCATGTATGTCTGCAACTGTTGCGTTTGGAAACCTACCATAGAAAGACTCGTTAGGACCAATCGTTACAGCTTGAGCTAAACTTGAAGAGGCTGTGCCTCCATCAAACGTTACATATATGCTACGGCTATCTGGATCGACATTTTTGATGTAAAGAAAATTTACTTTGTCGGCTGTGGCTATTGCTGTGGGCTGAGTATCGTCATCCACAGCAGTATAGTCTGTGTAATATCCAGCCATCAAATCTGAACTCGCGTTAGAGACAGAAGTGAACTTGTAGTACCACTTGTCGTTCGCGTCAGCAGGAGTGACTGTTGTTGTTGCCTCGATAGTTTTAGCTATCTCGTCTGGTAAAATTGTGGTCTTCATGACCACTGTTGCTGCATCTGCCATGATTATTCTCCTCTATCAGCTATTTTGCAGATTTCTTGGCTGCTGGTTTCTTAGCGGGAGCCTTTTTCTTGGCTGCAGCCTTCTTAACGGGTTTCTTTTCCTCTACAGGAACTTCTACCCAAGCTTCATTCACCTCAGTTGTAGGGTCATCTTTTACATAATGTCCCTTATCATCACGAGCGCGAACAAGTTTCGTTTTAACTATTTTTTCGGCGTCACGCATCGCACGTTTTGCAGCGCGAATTTGCTCAACCACTTTTTCTCTAACAGATGATGCCATTATCCTGTTCCTTTCATACGGGCATTCAGAGCGGCAATATCTCTTTGAGTTTGTACTCTATCTTCAGCCACCCTAGTTTTGTCAGCAAGTGCTTCTTCTTGAAGCTCTATACGGCGATTAGCCAATTGAGCATCCATCGCGTCACGGTCAGCTTCAAGACCTTGCTTCGCCTCAAATTCTTGAGACTTGCGCTCCATATCTGCCGCTTTTAACTGCAATTCCTGCTGTCGAATTGCAACTAATGGATCTTGTTGTTCCTCTTGAGGCTCTAATGTCTGTGCGTATTGCTCTGTCATATCTGCTATCAGCATTGCTGCTTGACGTTCTATAGCAGGCTGTAGCATCTGCATAGCCTCTGGGTTTTGTTGTACTTCTGGACCTGCTTGCTCCATAACCATTTGTTGTGCTTGCTGCTCTGCCAACAATCCAATGTGTTCTTGAATATGACCTTGCAACGAAATCATAGCCTGTGGATTTGTTTGCACAGATGGTGTGGATATAATAGCCAAATGTGTTTCCATATGAGCTTTGTGATCTTGCTGTGGAAACGCTTGAAGTACACCGCCAGTCAAAGCCATCTTGTTTTCTATAGCTGGGTTCATCGGCTGTGGCTGTGGTGGTATTGGTAATATTGAATCAATATTACTAACACCTAACGCCTCGTACATCTTACGATACGCTTGATACAATCCTTGTGGTCCACCATGAATTTGTGGATTGGATTGCACTAATTGTAATTGTGTTTGCGCAAGAGCAATGCGTTGAGCCATCGAGAATATGTTAGGATCGCTGACCGGAAGCACATCCACTCGCGCATCAAAGTCTTGCGCAAACACTTCGGGTCCAAACTCTATCGAAGGCATGTATGGATATAATTGCATAGTATCTGCGAATACTTTCGATAACAGTTTGAACTCTATTTTTTGAGAATAGTGCATACGTTTATGAATCGCGGACATAACTTTAGTGCCACGTTCCATAATCGCCATTGTGGTACCAACAGGTGTATCACCACTCATTTCACCCACTTTCATGTCAGCCATAGTCGCAAAACGGCGTCCAGCATCCACGAGAGTGCCTAATAAATTATACAATGTGCCTGAAGGTTCTTTAAACGGTAAAGGCATCAGAGATGTGCGTATATCGGTTCCTGTAACGTCTATGTCACGAAACTCACCTGGCTGTAACGGACTGTCTTCATTTTGAATCCTTGCTCCACGAGCTTTAAAACCAGCAGGTAAGTTAGAAAGTGTGCCTGCATCAATCAACTGACGAAGAATAGATGTAGATGCTTGAGCCAAGCCACCAATCATGTGTGTCAGGCCAAGGCCATAAAAACCAAGACCAGGCAAGAATTTGTAATGCACAAAATATTGATTGCGCTTTTTCATCATGTCTGTTTCTTCGTAGTTTCTACGAACAGCCAACACCTCTCCAGTGTCTTCAATGATCGTAACAATGTAAGGGAGCTTTAAACCGCTCTCTGCACCTGTTTCATCAAGATCCTCAAAGCCAGGTAAATCCAAATCAGTGTGTATTTCATACAAAGTAAGCTCATATGAAGAGCTCCCAGGATAAACACCCTGCACCTCATTAATCGCTTCCTGTACTTCTGACATTTTTTCTGCAGCAGAACCATCTTGAGGTAGATCTACATCACGATAAAAACCAGCTATCTGTAGCTTTCGAACCTCATTCGAAGCCATCTTAATAACATGCGTAATTCTAGGTGAAGATGCTAGATCAGTCGCACCATACGGAACAACGAGATCTTCTGCATGAACAAACTGGCTAACAGCACGGCCTTTTAACGGATCGAAGTAAACCTTTTTGAACGTAGAGCCCACAACAGGAAGATAAAACAGCATCTGATCCATCTCAGGATCATATTCTTCCATCTCGTAGGTAATCATATAATTCATATAATCCTTAACACGCTCTGCCTGTTTAACAAGCTGTTCTGTCTGCGCACCAACGACTTGTGTTCTTACAGGTCCACTTGCAGGCAACATTTCACGATAGGCTTGCGCCTGAAACTGCGTAACGCTTTCTGCTAACAAAGGATGTATAACGCCAGATGATCCCTCAAATGGCTCTGCACGGTCTTCGTACTGCATACCAAGAAACTCTAAGCCACGCTTATATGTATCCTGCCAGTCCTGTCTTGAAGATATGTCATCATCAATATCACCAGTTAAATCAGAAGAAACCTTACCCAAATCACCATCATCCATG